TATTTTAGCTAATAAAGAAACAGGGGTATTAGACTATCGTGACTTAAAAGTTAATAAAGGGATTACTAATATTGATATTACAAATGAACAATTACCAACAATTAAAGAGGTGATCGTGCATGAGTGAGTTTATTAGATGGAAAGAGGTAGATATACTTACGTATCTGCCTCTTTTTATTGCAAAAGATTTAGAGTTTAAAGCAATGAGTGATGCGGATAGTAGAGAGCATGAACGCATTAGATTATTGTTAATTGAACTATTAAAACAAGATAATATTCAATCAGCAACTTATGCATTAGATAAATGGGAAGAGTTTGTTGGTATAACGACTAAAAATGATAGTTTAAGCAATAGGCGAAATCGTGTAATAGCAAAGCTAAATAATAGCAATAGTAGTACAAAGGCGTTTCTTGAATCTGTAGCAAATAACTTTGTTTCCGATGAATCAACAGTGATAACTCCAAAGAACGAAAGCTATACCATGGAGTTAAAGTTTACAAAAGATATGTGTGAAGATATTAATAGCTTACAGCAATCGATTGATGAATTTAAACCGGCACATATTGGTTATGAGATTTGGGAAGAACAATTACTTAATCAAAATTTGATTATTTTAGGGCTTGTTATGGCAGAAGAAGAAACACAAATTGGCATGAGTAAATTGTGGGGCGATGTTGAAATAGAACATACTCAATATTATGGAAGTGTAATTGGGTATGAAGAAGTAATTGAAATAGGAGGATAATATGGCACAATTTCCGGGACTTAGTTTAACACTACAAGGGAATAAAATGATTCTAAAATCATCTACAGGTAGAGTTGATGATAGATTGATTATTACAAAAGCAGTAATAGGCGATGGGCAATTAACAACAAATATTGAAAATTTAACATCGCTTGTTAGTCCTAAATTAGAAATTGGATTGAGTAATGTCAAAGAAGTGGCAAATGGGCAAATGCAGTTACAATTCAATTTTGATAATAAAAAAGTTGAAACAGGTTTTTATTGGAGAGAAGTAGGTATCTATGGGAAAAGTGGAGACAGTGGTCAAGAGAAACTTATAGGATATTCTAACGCTAATGGATTAACCTCTTATATTCCAGATAAAACAAACGCAATTCCAATGCAACGCTTATTAATAGCGTTAGGGGTAGGAGATAATCCTAATGTAAAAGGACTTATTGATTTATCAACGGCTATTACTAGGGAACAACTAGATGAATCTATTAAAACTCATAACTTAGCTACAAATGCACATCAAGATGCTTTTAATAAAAAGTTGGATGTTAGTTCTAACCAATATACAAAGGTGCTTGCTAAACATAATCAAGGCTTGCAAGTAACAAAGGGCGACAACTCGCAAGAGATTATTAACTTTATTACTTCTAACTATAACGATAGCGATATTAATAAAGTGCTTAACTTAGGAACTCTCAAAACCCTGTTAGGACAAGGTGCTATCGTAGCATCTAAACTCGACGCTAATGCGGGGTTTGTAAAGTTCGCTAATGGTTTCACTATCCAGTGGGGATTAACTTGGTTCTTAAATCAAAATACATATTGTGATGTAACATTGCCCATCCAATGTAATGTTTTAGTCGCAATGTGTACCGACGACTCAGAAAGTGTGACTACAAGGGGTGATGAGTTCTATGTGTCATGGAATAGTGGTTTCTCAAATAATAACAGAACATCTATACGCTTTTTAACTAACCGTGGCAATGCTGGCAACTTCACATGGCTGTGCGTGGGGAAGGCTTAATATCCAGTGGGTATTATTTAATGCCTATAATCAGCCTAAGCCTTGGACTGTGCGCTACCCGGTAGAGTTCAGCAACAAGACTATCGCCGTTTCTACCGCAAGATATAACGGTGATTATTCGTTTTCTGAAATCATTCTATCTACTTCTAGAAATCAGCTAACATATAAGGATAGTGATTACAGAGGGCAGCAAGGCGTTGGTGATCAGATTATGTTCATTATCATAGGTAACTAGATAATCCCTAAAGCGAACCAGTAATAAGAAGCAGCGTATCTATCACTTGCCGAAAATACGGCTTTAGTGGCGTTACTCTCCGACACGGAGTTAGCGAAATACCTAGGCGTGTCAGAACCTGACCAGTACGCATCAATAGCGTTCGCCATAAATAAAGTTGTGAATTTGATTGGGAACCTTACTTCACTTTTGTTCACGTTATCCTGCCCGCCTATTCCCCACTGGGGAGCTACTTTAACAATTCTATTGTCTTACGTAGCTCACGGATTGTCTTATGCGTGTATACCCTGGTAGTGATATCGCCTTGTTTATGGCCTAACAAGGAACGTAAGGCATTAGGAGATGCAACAGAATCAAGTAAACTTGTGAATGTGTGCCGGGTATCGTGGATAGTATGCTTGCAATTAAGCTGCTTCATTATATCTTGGAAATGCTTACGAAATGTTGTGTAGCTGATAGTAAATAGGCAATCGTCAACCCCACAGTATATCTGTTCAATTAGGGGCATGATGCGGTGATGTATGGGGATAATACGACCTTCACCAGCTTTTGTTTTAGCATGCCGTATGATAAGGTATGATGATCGTCTATTGATATCTTGCCTACGTAAGTTGAGTAACTCGCCTATACGTAGTCCGGTGTAGAGCAATATTAAAATCATGCGGGAATAAGATGTATCTATTACCCATAATTTGTTGATTTGTTGACGAGTGAATACTCTTCTCTTAATCGTTGGCACATTGGGTCCTAGATTTAAGTGTAAGGCGTAATTAGTGACAGAATAATCTTGGATAATAGCGCAATTAAATAATTGATTAAGTAATGAACGGACTTTCTTACATGATGAGTAGGAAAGTCCTTTTACGTGCATGGAATTAATCACATTTTGAAGGTGTTGGAAATGAATATCCGTGATAGGCATATCCGCTATGTTGGATATGTGTTTAAAAGCAATATGGTAAGACTTAACGGCACTAATAGTAATAGATTGTGAGTGAATAGGCAACCACTCGTTAAATAGTTGCCTTAATGTAATGGTGTTGCGTTGCATACGTTTTAATATAATAGCGTGACGGCGCATAATTTAACCTCCGAAAGGATACTACTATGAATCAATATATATTTATTTTAAATGAAATGGGCGAACGAATTACGTCCTTTGTGGATAACACAGTATCAAAAGATGAATTACTAGATCGGGCTAAGAAAGAGTGGCCAGATGCAGCAGATTATATTTACTCTGCAGATGGAGATAGCATGCTAGATGAATTCATGAAAGGAAAGTTTTATGTAGACGGCAAGTTCGTTGAACCGCAAGCTAAAGAACCAACAAAAGTAGAAAAAATCGCCGAAATTAGAAATTATTACAACGAACGTTTCGAAACGTTGGAACAAATGTTATTAAGACGTCGATTGATTAACGGCGATATTACAGACTTGCAAGAACAGTTCAAGAAGTTAAATCAAGAAATGGTATTAAAAATTAAGGCGGTGAAATAATGGAAGCGTTTGAAATTAAAAGTGAAGTTCCTGTAATGAAATTTTGTGAATTTTGTTATGCAACGTTAAACGCAGATGGCACATGTCCAACCGAAGGCTGTATTCACAACGAGTTAATGGATTTGGACGAGGTGAACGAAGATGAAACTACCAGTCCTACATAATTTTAATGTAATTAAAGGAGAAACAATTACTTTAAATGTTGGATATACAAATATGGTAGAAAGTGAAAACCTATTTGCATGTGTTAGGAGATATCCAACGGATGAGGATTACAATGCAAAGTTTGATGTATCTATTTCAAAAGAGGGATTAGAAGATGATGAGTTATGTAAAATCATTTTATCTTTGGAGACAAATATATTAAACAGGGGTAAGTATTACTGGGATTTGTTTTTGTGGAGTGGTAATAAGCCTATCAAATGTTTAATAAAAGGTGAAATCACAATATGTGAAGGAATCAGCAATAGGGGGAAATGATATGAACGATGAAAATATTCATATAAAGGATCCTGATGATGATAAAATTATAGTCAAAGATAATACTCAGATTGTTAAATTGCAAGGTCCACAAGGTGACCCTGGCCCTCCAGGGCCACAAGGTGAACCTGGTCGAAATGGTATTGACGGAGTAAACGGACAACAAGGGTTACAGGGTATTCAAGGCCCTCCTGGTAAAGACGGAAAGCCTTTTACTTATGATATGTTCACACAAGAGCAATTAGAGAATTTAAAAGGCCCTAGAGGTGAACAAGGGCCACCAGGGCCTAAAGGTGAGCCGTTTAAATATTCTGACTTCACGCAAGACCAACTTAATGCACTTAAAGGACCAAAGGGTGATAAAGGCGAACCCTTTAGATATTCTGACTTTACGGCAGAACAATTACAAGCATTAAGAGGTCCGAAAGGCGACCCTGGAAGTGGTGGTGGACAGGTAACTTCGCAACCAATCGAAATATATGAAGTCGTATGGGGCAATGCTATAGCTAGTAATCCTGGTGCTGATAGGGGTTACTTAGCGTTTGACCCATTAACAGGTTGGGGATACTTGCATTTTGACTTCAAATTAAAAACCCCTTCCGGTAATGGCAATATGGTCGCATCGCTCCCACCGAATGCGCCAGTTGCAGTAAGGCTAATTGAAAGAAGTGTTGATGTAAATAACAATAGTATTTATGTTGAACGAAACAGCCGTATAGTTAAGGGCTGGGGCGTTCCAGCGAACACTCGTTATATTATTGATATTATTGGTTATTGGAGAAAGGTGTAATAGATGTGGACATGGCAATTTGAGTTAAATGATATTTTAACTACTCTTACAATTGTAGGAATAGTTGCGGGAGCTGGGTACAGACTGCTAATTATTCCACTGCTCGAAAAACTGGACCTTCAAAGACTGCAAGATAATTTAATGATTCAAGAGAAAATGGGAAGCTTAATTGAAACATTAAAAGACCTAAAGGAAGAAATTAAGTTATCTCGTGAACAACGCACAAAGGCATATACCGAGCATGTGAAATTAACATCACGTGTGGATAGCATTGAATCTCGTGTTGATGATATTAAGGAGGAGTTGCATGAACATACCACCAAATCTCATCAGTACAGTTAAAAAATCATATCAATCTGTTAGGGTGGCCAACTTCCACCCTACAGGAATATTCGCTACACGGGCGCTAGTATTTATTATGCTAGTGCCTATTTTATTGGTAGTGACTGAATATATTATGTCATTTGCTAAAGGTTATGTAACAGATGATATGAATAAACTGATTAATGTTGGTATCAATATTATTGATCATATCTTTATTCCAAGTGTTTTGACGGCTATCGTAGGGTTCTTGGGACTTTGGATAGATAGAAATAATAATGGTATCCCAGACCAATTAGAAAAGGAGGATAAAAGATGAAAGTATTTATTAATCCCGGACACGATATTAATTTAGACAGTGGTGCAGTTAATCCTGTGTATGGCACACGTGAGTGCGATGTAGCACGTGATGCGGGCAAAATGTTGGCACGGTATTTAGAGACTGCAGGATGTGAAGTTAGAACCATGCAAGATGATGATTTAGGCCTTGTATGTGCTGAATCTGATTCTTGGGGTGCAGATATCTTTGTATCACTTCATTGCAATGCTTTTAACACGCAAGCTAGAGGTACAGAAACTTTGTATAAGTCCTTTAATGGGCAACGACTAGCAAACGACATTCAAAGCCAAATCATCAAAAGCATTAATACAGTTGATCGTGGTGTAAAAAAACGTGATGACCTTTGGGTGCTAAATGGTACAGATGCAACAGCTGTATTAGTTGAAATGGCATTCATTGATAATGAAGAAGACCATGCTATGTTAACTAATGATTTAGACACTATCGTTCGTGCTATCGCTAGGGGAATTACTGACTACGCAGGAGGGGTATAATGTATGACAAAATCAAAGTATTATTTGATAACCCTACTTACCGCTATATTATTATCGGTTGTATTGGCATCATCCTCATCCTTTGCGCAGGATATATCCTCTACCAGCCAAACGGAAGCGACTATCAGCGTACCATTAACGCAGTGGAACGAGCTCAAGAAAAACAACGAGAAAGCCTTGAGCTCAATCGAAGCATCCAGTATTCCATTGAGCGAAGCTCAGAGCTTAGTCATGAAGCAAAAGACAGAGTTGACCGAAGCACACAATACAATCAACAAATTGGAAAACGAATTGATGCAAGCCAAGCTTCAATCAATGAAGCAAGAAGTTACCTTAAACGAAATGCAGAACTCTTTGACCGAATTGAAAGGGCAAATAGAGAACGACAAGAAAACCATTAAACGCTTGCGGATGCAACGAAATGTATCACAAGTGTTAAGTGGTGGCGCAATTATAGGGGTAGCGTTCAAACATTAAGGAAGTGATCCATACATCTCCATAGCGTGTAATGGTGGATACACGCAACTATAAATAAAAGAGCCTACTAACATAGAATAAATCTACGTTGGTAGGCTCTATTTTTTGTTTGTAAAAATCAAAATAAACACTTGCTTATATACACGATATAGGGTATAATAAAGATGTAAGGAGGTGATAAAAGTGGAGACAATAAAAGAGCTAACAAGTTTAGCAAATGCGTTAACGCCACTGGTACTGGCACTAGCAATACTAAAACTTGTTAGCAAAGACTAAAAAGCAGGCGGGTGAAAGCCCCGCCACCTTCTCAAACATCATTGTAAATCAACGAGGTGAATTATGCAATATTTAGAATGGCTGATTAATATAGCAACTATTATTATTTTGATACTAGCAATTAAACATTTAGTTAGAGGGTGATAAAATTGAAATTTGAACTAGATG